TAATGGAGTTCTTAGAGATAAGCTTCCATCACATGCACTATTAACTGAACCCAAAACTCCTACTCCTGATTTACCTTTTGATTATCTGCAAATATGGAATTGCTTTTCTTATAACTTTACTATAGTGCAACTTTCTTATCTGTATGATACTCCTGTATCTGTATATATGAAAGATAAAAAGTGGTATGATGGTGTTTACTTTGCTACAATTAATTGGGGTAGTAATGATGCAAACTTTGATATGACATTATCTGAAGATCCAATGGAGCACAAGAGTCATCATATTATATTGCTTGATAATGGACAAATAGCATTACAACCTAATAATAGAATTAAATGGACAGAACCTAGTTTTGTTACAAAACCGTTTCCAGCAAAACCTGATTATCTAGTATGTAAAGATTATTACAATGCTGAAGGATATGAAAAGTGGCATACTGAAGATTCACAAAGAATGTTTTATGATAATACAGATGTAGAGTGAAACAAGAGTTTGATCCAGAATTATTTGAACTGCTATGCAAAAAGTATAAGAATACTTTAAAGGCTAGAAAGAAACATGATCAAATAAAAAATAGTATAATGAATAAACAAATAAAATTAAGAGGACTATTACTTTGTATTGGAGTTACAATAGTTCTTACTTTATTGTTTACAATTTCATTAATAAAAAAAGAGCCTGTAAAAGTAGAAAAGAATGTAGTATCCTTAAAAGATTATAAACTTCTAGAAGAAGAGATTGAAATAATTAGAAAAGATGCTGGAGATATACAATATGAATTATATCTTACAGAAAAAGAAAATAGAAGACTTCTTAAAGAAAACAAAGTATTTGGATCACTACTTGGAGAAATGGAAAATACAGAATGTGGTTCTAGATTATTAAAGAAGTTTTGGGACCAACAAGGATATGAGTGAAATATATGAAGATATACCTACATGGGAAGATGGAGAAACTACTTTAACTTCTTTTAATTCCAGAGATGAATTTGGAGACTATCTTATTAGTTTATTTAAATTACCCGGTCAATATAACTTTGATAAAACATCAGAAGAGTTTATTAAAGAAGGTGTAAAGTTTACTCAAGAAAATGTATACTGTACTGCACCATTTAAATCAAAAGATTTTATTAGATACTGGGATGGTGAAAAGGCTAAGTGCAGAAAAGGTCTAATTGTAAAGTCAGGAGATAAGTCTTGGTATATTACAAGAGACTATTATATGTTCCTTAACTTCCTTCCTATATTTGATAAAGAAACACAAAAGTTTGGATTCCCTAAATTAAGAGATGCTCAGTATCACATGGCATTATATGAAATGCTAGCAGAATTATATTATAGACATTGTGCAATACTAAAGAAAAGACAGTTTGGATCTTCTTACTTTCATATGGCTAAACTTATAAATCAGCTTTGGTTTGAAGAGGGTGTTACTCTAAAAGTAGGAGCTGCTCTAAAAGATTATATAAATGAAAAAGGATCTTGGAAGTTTCTTAATGAATACGCTGGATTTTTAAATGAGCATACTGCTTGGTATAGACCTATGAATCCTGAAAAGGTTATGATGTGGCAGCAAAAGATTGAAGTAAGAAAAGGAGGTAGAAAAACTCAAGTAGGATTGAAAGGTACAATACAAGGAATGTCTTTTGAAAAAGATGCTACAACCGGAGTAGGGGGACCTGTTAAGTTCTTCTTCCATGAGGAAGCAGGAATTGCACCCAAGATGAATACTACATATGAGTACTTAAGACCTGCAATGAGAGCAGGACTAGTTACAACTGGTGTGTTTATAGCAGCAGGTTCAGTAGGAGACTTGGATCAGTGTGAACCATTAAAGGATATGATACTTAATCCTGAGATGAATGATATATATTCTGTAGAAAGTAATCTTATAGATAAAAAGAATACTGAAGGTAGATCCGGATTATTTATTCCTGAACAATGGTCTATGCCACCATTTATAGATGAGTATGGTAATTCTCAAGTTGAAGAAGCTCTAGAAGCTTTAAATGAGCAATTTGAAAAGTGGAAGAAAGAACTTACACCAGAGCAGTATCAGTTAAGAATATCTCAGCATCCTAGAAATATAGAAGAGGCTTTTGCATATAGAAAAGAATCATTATTTCCTCCTAATCTTTTAGCAGCTCAATTAAAAAGAATAGAAGAAAAAGAATATGCTTATGAACTATTAGATTTAACCCGTGATGAAAAGTTTAAAATAAAAGCTAAAGAAACTAATAAACAACCAATAAAAGAATTTCCTATATCTAAAAGATCAGAGAATAAAGAAGGAGCTTTAGTAGTATGGGAAAGACCAGTAAAGGATCCTAAGTTTGGAACTTACTATGCTTCTATTGACCCTGTCTCAGCAGGTAAGACTACAACTTCAGAATCTCTCTGTTCTATTTATGTTATGAAAGCTCCTGTAGAGGTAACTAAAGTAGGAGATGGTGAACATGAAAGTTATATAGAACCGGATAAAATTGTTGCTGCCTGGTGCGGTAGATTTAATGATTTAAAAAAGACTCATCAGAAACTTGAAATGATTATAGAGTGGTATAATGCTTGGACAGTAATAGAGAATAATATATCTCTTTTTATTCAGTATATGATATCACAAAGAAAGCAAAAGTATTTAGTACCAAAGAATCAAATATTATTTCTAAAAGAGTTAGGTTCTAATACTAATGTATATCAAGAATATGGCTGGAGAAATACAGGTAATCTATTTAAAGGACATTTGCTTAATTATTCAATTGAGTATTTAAGAGAAGAGATAGATGTGGAAACTAAAACTGATGGAACAATAGTAAGAACTAAATACGGTGTAGAAAGAATACCTGATCCAATGCTTTTAAAAGAAATGAGAGAATATCAACCAGGAGTCAATGTTGACCGTTTAATATCTTTTACAGCATTAATTGCCTTTATGACAATTCAAAATTCTAATAGAGGTTATAACAAGAGAACTATCACTGATGATGTCAATAAAAACTTGCAAAAGTCAGATAATTTATTTAAATTAAAATATAGTCCTTTTCGCAATATAGGAAGAGGAAGAATGGTTAATGGCAAGGTTTTTAAGAAGTCAGCTTTTAAAAATTTAAAATAACAATATGCAGGTCCTCAACGCAATGCAGCTCAAAAATGGAGCTAAAGCAGAAAATAATAGGTTAGGTAATATTACTCAACCTTTGCAATTTATTCCTAAAAAAGATAAAAATAAAGAGTGGGCAGCTTGGAATTTAGATTGGCTTGAGTGGAATGGATTAAAGCAAATAAAAAGAAATGCTAGAAGACTTTCTAAAAACTATAAGCTTGCAAAAGGACTTATAGATAAAACAGATTACATTGTTGAAGATGATAATGAGTATGGAGAAATTATAGATATTTTAACTAGAGAAGATAATAGCGCTTTAGAATTAAAATTTTATCCTATTATTCCTAATGTAGTAAATGTACTTGTAGCAGAGTTTGCAAAGAGAAGTACTAAACTTACATACCGTGCTGTAGATAATACATCTTATAATGAGATGATGGAGGAGAAAAGAAAGATGGTAGAAGATGTACTACTTCAAGATGCAGAGATGAAGATTTCAGCTGCATTAGCAGAGCAAGGGTTAGACCCTATGAGTGAAGAGTCTCAACAGCAATTACAACCAGACGCATTAAAACAACTTCCTGAAATAGAAGCTTTCTTTAAAAAAGATTATAGATCTATGGTGGAGCAATGGGCTTCCCATCAGCATCAAGTAGATGTAGAAAGATTTAAATTAGATGAACTTGAAGAAAGAGGTTTCCGTGATATGCTAATTACAGATAGAGAGTTTTGGCATATGCAAATGATGGAAGATGATTATGATATTGAATTATGGAATCCTTTAGTTACTTTCTATCATAAATCTCCTCAAGCAAGATATATTTCTCAAGGTAACTGGGTAGGTAAAACAGACATGTTAACTGCTTCAGACGTAATTGATAAGTATGGGTACTTAATGACAGAAGATCAGTTACTAGCACTAGAAGCTATATATCCAATTAAAGCAGTTGGATATAATTTAGCAGGATATCAAAATGACGGGACATATTATGATGCAACAAGATCTGCAGAATGGAATACTAATATGCCGTCTCTATCTTATAGATCTTTAGCATCTTCACAGGCAATGTATGGTGATGATGTAATTGAAAAATTACTTGGTGAAGGACAAGAAACATATGATCCAGGAATGAATGATCTTCTTAGAGTAACTACTGCTTACTGGAAATCTCAAAGAAAGTTGGGTCACTTAACTAAAATATTAGAGAATGGTGAAGTTATGACAGAAGTTATAACAGAAGAATATAAAGTTACTGATAAACCTATCTATGATAACAGGTTAATTAAAAACAAAAATAAAGATACTCTTGTATTTGGTGAACATATTGATTGGATATGGATTAATGAAGTATGGGGTGGTATTAAAATTGGCCCAAACATTCCTAGTTATTGGGGTATGAATAACCCTGAAGGATTTACTCCTATGTATATAGGTATTGATAAATCAAACCCAGGACCAATAAGATTTCAATTTAAAGGAGATGATAGCTTATATGGTTGTAAACTTCCTGTAGAAGGATCTGTTTTCTCAGATAGAAATACTAGATCTACTTCACTAGTAGATATGATGAAGCCATATCAGATAGGATATAATATGGTTAATAATCAAATAGCAGATATACTTGTTGATGAGTTAGGTACTATAATAATGTTAGATCAGAATACTCTACCTAGACATTCATTAGGAGAAGATTGGGGTAAAGGTAATTTAGCTAAGGCTTACGTAGCTATGAAGGATTTTCAGATGCTACCTCTTGACACATCTATTACAAATACAGAGAATGCATTAAACTTCCAGCATTTCCAAAAATTAGATCTATCACAAACTAATAGACTTATGTCTAGAATTCAATTAGGTAATCACTTTAAACAACAAGCTTATGATGTTGTAGGAGTTAACCCTCAAAGAATGGGACAACAAATAGCACAGTCTACAGCAACAGGAGTAGAACAAGCTGTAAACGCATCTTATGCACAAACAGAAGTTTACTTTATTCAGCACTGTGATTATCTTATGCCAAGAGTTCATCAGATGAGAACTGATTTAGCACAGTATTATCATTCTACAAAACCATCTGCAAGACTTACATATTTAACAGCAGCTGATGAAAAAGTTAATTTTGAAATAAATGGTACAGATCTTTTAATGAGAGATCTAAATATATTTACAAGTACAAATGCTAACTACAGATCTATACTTGAGCAGTTAAAGCAAATGGCTATGACTAATAACACTACAGGCGCATCTATTTATGATTTAGGTAAAGTTATGCAATCTGATTCTGTTTCAGAACTTAATAATGTTTTACAAGCTACTGAACAAAAACAGCAGCAGCAAAAACAACAAGAGATGCAGCAAGCTCAAGAAATGCAACAGCAACAAATTCAAGCTAAGGCTGAAGAAGAAAGACTTAAGAGAGAGTATGAAACTAATAGAGATGCTCTTGATAGACAGAATGATCTTCTTGTTGCAGAAATTAAAGCAGCTGGTTACGGATCTATGTCTGATATAAATCAAAATCTTGAAAGTGATTATAAAGATGCTATGAATGATATTAGAAAATCACAGCAATATGCACAACAATCACAAATAGATAGACAAAAAGAAAATAACAAGGTTAGTCAAAATATTCAAAAGAATGCTATTGAAAGAGAAAAGATACAAGCTCAAAAAGATATAGCACAAACTCAGTTACAAATAGCTAGAGAGAATAAGAACAGATATGATAAGCCTGGTTCTAAATCTAAAAAGGATAAAGAATAATGGAATTCTTTGATATACTTACACAATACGGAGTTCTTGGTGTTTGGGTAGTATATGCTATTACAAGAGAGAGATGGTTACTTAGGAAAATTGAAGAGATATCTGAAAGGTCTACAAAAGAACGTGAGAATTGGCATAAAGAACGTGAGCAGTTTTTAAAACAATGTCATCTAGAAAGAGAAAACTTTATAAAAGAGATAGCTTTAGTAAGATCAGAGGAAAGGAATTTTTATATAAAAGAACTTGAAAAATTATATAAAAAAATAAAATAGCCATATAGTACCATTTTTTATCAGAAACATTTAAATATTTTAAGTTTATTATAAAGTTAATTTGTATATTAATAGTAACAGTAATTTAAAACCAACAAAAAATGAGTGAAGAAAACACTAATGTGGAAACACAAGACACTACAACGGTAGGTCAGGTAGATGTAGATATTGATAGTATATTTGGCGCAAGCCCTGATGCAAGCAATGTAATGCTACCAAAAGAAGAAGAAACTGAAAAACCAACAAATGTCTTAGCGACTGAAAAGCCCTTTGACACCGAGTTCATTGACAACCCTGCTAGTACTGATGAAAAAACAGAAGATCAGAATGTAGCAGAAAAGACAGAAGAAACAATTGCTGAATTAGATGAGTTAATCAGTCAAGAAGAAACTGCTGAAAACAGAGGTAGACCAAGATTAGATAAAAGTGGTCTAATGGATTTAGCAAGTAAGATGATTGAAGAAGGTTCTCTATTAGCTTTTGATGATGATAAACCTATGGAGGAATACACAGCAAAAGACTTTAGAGAATTATTTGAAGCAAACTTTAAGCAAAGAGAAGAAAAGATTAGACAAGATACACCTAAACAATTCTTTGATGCTTTACCTGAAGAGCTTCAAATAGCAGCTAAATATGTAGCAGATGGTGGAACAGATATGAAAGGTCTATTTAGAACTTTATCTCATGTAGAAGAAGTAAGAGAATTAGATCCTTCTAATGAACATCATCAAGCTGAGATTGCAAGACAATACTTAACAGCTACTAATTTTGGAACTCCTGAAGAAATTCAAGAAGAGATTGATACTTGGAGAGATATTGAAAAGCTAGAGAAGAAAGCTAATCAGTTTAAGCCTAAATTAGATGCAATGCAAGAAGAAGTAGTTGCAAGACAGTTAGCACAACAAGAGCAACTTAAAGCACAGCAAGAAGAAGCTTCAAAAGCATATATGGATAATGTGTATAATACATTATCTGTAGGAGAAATAGGAGGTGTTAAACTAGATAGAAAGACTCAAGGTTTATTATATAGTGGTTTAGTTCAACCAAATTATCCTTCTATGTCAGGTAAGCCTACTAACTTATTAGGTCACTTATTAGAGAAGTACCAGTTTGTAGAACCAAGACATGATTTAATTGCTGAAGCACTTTGGTTATTAGCTGATCCAAATGGATATAAATCTAAAATCCAAGGTCAAGGTAAAAATGCAGCAACAGAAAAAACAGTAAGAATGTTAAAAACTGAAGCAGCTAAAAAGATTACCTCTTCTGTTACTCCTCAAAGAGAGGAACCGGTTTCTAGAACAACAAGAAAGACGTTGCCTAGAAAACAACAAAATATTTTTAAACGATTTTAATAACAAATAAATAATAACAAATGGCAACTCCAGTTTTAAACAACGGGATCTTTATGAGAGACACAGCTTACCAAGCTTCGTCACATTTGGATTCCTATCACCTTAGAAACATGTTGCAAGATGCAGAACCTATGGATATGGGTCCAGTGGACCTATGGGCTATGGCTCAAAAAGTAGAGATGCCTCTTTATCAACTTTCTAGTTTTGGTGGTAAAAATGTAATCATGGTTGATAATGCCCGTGGTGAGTATAAATGGCAGACTCCTGTTAATCAGGATCTTCCTTATATCATTGAGGACATTGAATCTTCCAATGCTACTAAAGGTATTGACGGTACTACCTTTAAAATTAAAATTAACAAACGTGAATTTGGTCACGGTGATATCATTACCTATGACAAGTATAACGGTGCTGAACTTTATATTACAGCAGATGATATACAACCTCTTGGTGATGGATTCATCTACACTGTTCAGTTAGTTAATAATGATAACACTAAATTTCTAGACAACAAGTATCTTGCTAATGGAACTAAACTTTTTAGAAAAGGTTCTGCAAGAGGTGAGTATGGAGAGAGATTTTCTGACATCATTACTAACACTGGTTTCCGTGAGTTCTACAACTATGTAGGAGGAGCTGAAGCTCACGTTCACTATTCTATCTCTTCTAGAGCTGATCTTATGATCAAAGGTGGAATGAATGCAGATGGTACTATTCCTGTTACAGAGATCTGGAGATCTTTTGACAAGAATCTTAATCCTTCTGTTTCTTCATTAGAAGACATGGTTAAAATCATGGGTAAAGATGCAGTTAAGAAAGCATTTGATAACGGAGACTTATCAAGAAGCTTCTTAACAAATATGGAAGCAGCTCACTTAACAAAAGTAGCTACTGACATTGAGACTTACCTAATGTGGGGTCATGGTGGTAGAGTTAGACAAGACGGTCCAGATGATGTAAGATTATCTGTAGGTCTTTGGAAACAGTTGGATAACTCTTTCAAAAGAGTATACAACAAGAATAACTTCAACCTTGATTTATTCCGTGGAGAGATCTTTAATTTCTTCAATGGTAAAGTTGACTTTACTGGGCCAGATCCACAACGTCAATTAATTGTACAAACAGGTATGGGTGGTATGAGAATGGTTAATGAGGCTATTAAATTAGAAGCTGTAGCTTCAGGTCTTACTATTCAAGCTGCTGATATAGGTGCAATTACTGGTAAAGGAATGGACCTTAACTTTGGTTTTGCATATACTTCTTATGTAATTCCTTTCTTAGCAAACGTGAAGTTTGTAATTAATCCTGCGTTTGACAATGTTCATACTAATGACATTGAGAACCCAATTATTGATGGATTCCCATTATCATCTTATTCTTTCATCATCTTTGATGTAACGGATAATACTAATGACAACATCTTTATGTTGAAATTATCTTGGGATAATCAATTAAAATGGTTCTACCAAAATGGAACTATGGATTATCAAGGAAGAACTCAAGGCTTCCAAGGATCAGGACAGTTTAACGGTTACCGTGTATACATGTCACAAACAATGCCTGCAATATGGGTGAAGGACCCGACTAAGGTTCTTAAGATTGTGATGCGTAACCCAATCACTGGCGGATCATTCTAATATATATATGAAAACGGGGAGTAGACATTGCTCCCCATTTTCTTTTTTTTAATTTTTTAAAACCAACATTATGTCATTTACTCAAGTAATCACAAAAACAAATAAGAAAACACAAGTAAGAATTAAACCTTATTTTGATCCTACTGTCTCAAATATGGGACTAGAAGATTATGGGATCACAATGTTTGACGGTGTCAAGCATATGGAACAACTAGCATGTATTGAAAAAAACGGTATTGTAAGATATGTTACCGGACTAAATGAATTTGCACCTGCAGTTAAATTATTAACTGGTGAAGCTAAAGCAGCTAAAATAAAGCAAATTAGAACTACAGTTGCAGAGCTAGAAAAAGAATTAGCATCAAATGTTATTGATATAGAAGATAAAGACTTTTGGAATAAAGTTACTTTGCTTAAACCTAATAACTCTGAATTCTGGAATAAGATTGAAATCAAATGCGGTAATGAACCCGTGTATTTAGATATGAAAGATCCTTATGACAGAATTAAATTTTATGCAATTGAAGCGGGAGGATTTTCCCTGGTTGCAAAAAGTTATGATGATGCAAGATCACAAGCAGTACCACCTAAGTTTTATCTAGATAAAGAAGAAGATACTGCAATGATAAGAACAGAGTATAAGAAACTAAGAAACAAAGCATACTCTGAACTACAAAAATTATTTGATAAGAATAGTAGTAAGTTATTTTATATTGCTAAAGTAGTAGATACTCATAGTACACAGTATAAGAAAGATACTCCAAATGATATTATCTATGATAATATGGATATCTATATTAGTGGTCAAGGTATTGAAAGTAATAAAGAAAGAGCAGCTACTTCATTCTTAGATGCATGTAAAATGAATATGGAAACATTAAAAATTAAAGCAATTGTTAAAGATTCCGTATTTTTTAAGTATATTGTTAATAAGAGTGATGGTTATATTTATCACAATGATACAAATGCAGCACTAGGTAGAAATGTCAGTGATGTTGTTGAGTATCTTAAGAATCCTTTACATGAGGATATTCTTGGTGATTTAAATACTAAATGTGAAAAATTTTGGAATAGTTAAAAATGGCACTGAAAAAAACATTGAAAAGGTCTTCTTCTAAGAGAAAGAGTACTTCTAAAAAAAAGAAAAGTACTGTTAACTCCTCTGGTAATTATACTAAACCTGGTATGCGTAAAAGATTATTTGAACGTATTAAAGCAGGTAGTAAAGGAGGAAGACCTGGTCAATGGTCTGCTAGAAAGGCACAGATGCTAGCTAAACAATATAAAGCTAAAGGAGGAGGATATAAATAATGGGACTAACTAAGAAACAGAAAAGCCTAAAAAGATGGACTAAACAGAAGTGGAGAACACCTTCTGGTAAGAAGTCTTCTGAAACTGGCGAAGTTTATGCTCCTTCTAAAACTATTGCAAAATTAAAAAGCACTAAAAAAGGCAGAAAGAAATTAGCTGCCGCTAACAAAAAGAAGAGAGCTGCTACTAGAGCAGGTAAACAACATGCTAAACATGGTTTACATAAAAAGAAAAAAAGATAATTATGGATGCTAAAAAACTAAAAAAGATTTCTGCAGAGTTAAAGAAAGCTTCTGCTATGCATAAAAGTCAGGCATTAAGAATTGATGCTATGCTTAAAAGTATATCTAAGCCATCTAAGAAAAAGAAGTAATGGCTAAGAAAAAGGATCCTAAAGTTGGTACAGGTAAAAAACCTAAAGGTAGCGGGAGGAGACTTTATACTGATGAAAATCCTAAAGATACTGTTAGGATAAAGTATGCAACTGAAGCAGATGCAAGAGCTACAGTAGCTAAAGTAAAAAGAATTAGAAAGCCTTATGCTAGAAAAATTCAAATACTGACTGTAGGTGAACAAAGATCTAAATATGGAGGAAAGCCTAAACAAGCTGCCATATTTAAAAGAGGAAAAGAATCTATTAGAAGAGCACATAATGCTAAAAAGAAGAAATAATGGCTGGTAAAAAAAGAGATAGTAGATTAGTAAGAGCTGGAGTATCAGGTTATAATAAACCTAAACGTACTCCTAATCATCCTAAAAAGTCCCATATAGTTGTAGCTAAAGTTGGAGATAAGAT